TGGCGCATAATGCGCTTCTTGGATTTTTTAGATGTCTTGTAAGGCATGACTTAGCATTTCCAACGTCTTCGTGCTTGACGAATACGTGAGTTAGGGTTGTTACGGGTTTTAGCGCTGCTTCTTTTTAGCTGTCCCAACGAGCGAGCGCAATACGACTTGCGGCGTTTAGCCGATTTAGATCCCTTCTTTACTTTACCCGTTACAGCTGTCTTCAGCTTGGATCCTGGGTTAGCTCTGCGATGGGCAGCAACGCCCTTCTTAGTCATGCCTGCACCAGACTTGGTAGAGCGGTAGTTAGCCCCTTTACCACGTGTGGTGCGACGAATAGCAGTTTGCCGTTTTTTGGTTACAGCCATTACTTCTTCGTCTTAGCCTTCCGTCTTTTACTTTTCTTCTTCTGTGAATTCTTAATTGCTTTATTAGTAGGAGCTCCTGCTGATCCAGGTTTACGCATACGCTCACCAGACCCCGCTTTAATGCGGTTTTGTTTAGCGTGAATGTTGTGCCATAAACCTTTTCTTACTCCCATCTCTTTTCGGTGTAGGATTAAGGGGAGAGCCGTTAAAGCCCTCCCCCATCCATAATCGGATTAGCTGCGAATGCACTCCAGGTGCAAGCAGTTAGTAGCACGACGAATGCTAATGCCACACTCCTTCAAGAAGTGGACAGCAGAGCCGTCTACGTCAGTGGCACGCAATGCGTTTCCACCAAACCCAGGAGGTACTGAAGCACCAGCTACAGCCCAACGAACCAACTCACGGTTCTTCCGGGTAATCATGCTGACGTTGTTCTCACCATCATAGGTGCTCATGTCCAAGAAGATCATGCGATAGCTCTCCAGTGGAAGACCCGTAACAGGGTGGCGATCACTAGCAAGAGCACGTGCACCGTGATCAAACAAGGGCAAGTGACGCACAGTAATGGTGTGCCCATCGATGTGCTGGTACTGAGTGAAGAATCCACCCAAGGAGAGGTTGCGACCGCTTCCACCAACGAACGATCCGGGATCGGTGTTCTTGATGTAAGTCTGGCTTGACAGCTCATCCTTCATAGCGTTATCAAACTCTTCCATACCACCGAGGCCGGTGAAGAGAACAATGTTCATCTGGGAAGCATCTGAAGCGCCATAGAGAGCGTCACGTACAACACCCTTGAGCTTCTTAGCGGTGAGCACAGAGTATGTGTCAACGTTAGGAATCTGCTCAATCACGCCGCTACCGAGAGGAATAGCCTTGCCGTTCTCATCACGCAAGTGAATGAGTCCGTCGCCATCACGGTTGTAACGTGAGTACCACATAGCCAACTCAGTCTCCTCTTTCCAACGCAACATGTGCTGGTACTCCTCAAAGTCGTACCACAGGTTGGTTGAGCGACCACCAACGTTGAACTCGAAGTTGACCACACGGTCGGGCATGTTACCCTCGTAGCGGTATGACTTACGAATCAAGCTGATCTGGTTGCGCATTTTGGAAGGAGCGACCCAGTTGCTTTCGTTACCACGCGATCCGGAAAAAGCGTTAGCAGCAAAAATCTGAACAGCCAGCTTTCCAGACAGCTCGCTAGAGGCTACTTCTGTAGCGCTGTCGCTTGTGACCAAGTCACAGTTATACTTCCAACCTCCAGAGGTTTGAACAGGGTCACTGGTCAAACGAATCTGAGTGTTGTTGGTATCACCAAATTCCACGATGTAGTTCTTGACGAACCAACGATCCACAAACATCACAGTACCACCATTGACAGTAATAGTGCCGTTACCAATACAAGGAACGCTCTTATTCAAGCGACCCATTACTGGATAATCGTACTCTACATCATTGATGTACTTCACGTTGCCCATACCTTCTGTCAGGAAGGACAGTGGGAAACGCTTATCCTCTTGACCAGAGAGGTGAGTAATAACCGGAGAGAGAACGTCCGGTTGGGTCATGAGTGCATTGGCCAACGAGTTCTCGTCGGTCATGCCATCGGCGTTAAATACGTCTTCGTAAAGACGCAACTTTTTCAAATTGTCAGACATAGATTAGTCTTGTTAGGGTTATAGCAAATCCCGCAATGAAGGAAGGGGGGTGCCTTTGGTTACAGTCGACTTGCTACGAGACTTCATCCTAGTCGAGGCGGAGGGAGAACTTTGGAGCTTTGCTTTCAAGCTCTGGGTTGTTTTTGTTTTGGCGATGTTCCTTGTAAGCTTGTTCAAGTCAAAGCCTTGATAGATCAGATACTCCAGCGCTAGGGCTGTTTCTGTATCGAGTTTACTGCGGTCGTGGTCCCGTTGTGTGGAACCCTTCTGATCTACCGGTAATGTCATCCAATCGTAAAACTGTTTGCGCTGACGTTGGGGAATTTGTAGCCCCTTGAGCTCGCCAGAGTCTACAGTCTTAGATACTTGTTGCCAGTATTGCTCTGCTTCAGCACGTTGAGTAGCTGCTTGCTGCTCTTGTTGAACCAACAGCTGTTCTTTTTCCTGGGCTTGGTTGCGCTTTAGATGACCGAGATAGACTTCAGCATTATCCTTGAGGATACCTGCGTCTTCGTACGCATCCAGCATCTTGGTAATTTCCTCATCACCAAAGCCTTGCGTACGCATGCCATCTTGTACAACACGCCTTTGAACGGCAACATTGTCATCTACAGCCATTCCGCTGTAATCCAACTGCGCTTGTTGCGCTTGGAAATACTTCAGCGGATCTCCATTGTTGGAGCGGTATTGAAAGTACTCTCGTACGTCAGGATACTGTTCGAAGATGTTTCCAAGCTGCTCTTCAGCAATCTTGTTTGCTACAGCAGAAGTGTATTTCTCTAGACCATCATAGTCATCAGAGAAGTCTCCTTCTACTTGGTAACCCAACCGCTGAGTCAAGGTTTCAATAACCCCAGGCTCATCTGATGTAGGTTCTTCTGCTGATTCTTCCAGTGCAGAAGCTTGTTCAGCTTCCTCAGCTACTGATTCTTCCGGCGTATTTACCGGTGTTTGTTCCTCTTCTGTAGCTGATTCTGCCGCAACTTGCGGTTCTTCATTTACAGAAGGTTCTTCTGAATTCTCAACAGACGTTTCTGCTGGAGTTTCTACAGGTGCAGGTGCTGAATCGTTCAGCCAGTCTACTCCTTTGAGGCTATCTAAGCCAAGCTCTTTGTTTTCGGCCATCGTATTGAATGTAGGTTATATGGAATATTATTCCAAGAAAAACAGTACTCGTTATTATTTATCTGTTTTTCCGTCGTTATCGTGGTCTGTATCCTTAGAAGCTGCTTGGATATGCGCTACTTCTAATTTGACTTGACGATCCATTTGATTCTCTTGAGCTTCGTGTTGTTGCTCAACTTGGAGCTTCTGCAGTTCTACCTGCATCTTGCTTTGCTCTTTCTGTTGTTCCGCTGCTTGAGCTGCTTTAGACAACTCCGCTTGTTTAGCTTCTACTTTATCGGCAAGCTGTTTGATCCTAGAGAAGTTGTCTGCATCTAGGATTTGAGCAATGGAACCAACACCCACTCCGTTTTGAGCCATGGCTTGTAGCAGACCGCGCATCTGTTCCATCTTCTGGGTCTCCTGGGCGGAGTTCTTAGCAAAGATTCCAAACTCACTTTCCTGATAGCTTGAGCCTTCGATATCTAACCAAGCATTGCGGTAGTCGTCAGTGATGTATTGGACTTTCTTGCCTTCACGAAATGCATGCTTAGACGTATCCAAGAGTCCTTGCATTTCCTTTTGCTCAAACTTCTCATACTTCCTAAAGATCTCTTCAGTAATGGCAGTGCTTTGAGCAATGGCACTTTTGGTAGATCCTGTTCCGTCACTGGCCATGACCTGACCCTTACGCTGACGAGAGATACCCAAAAGCTCTTCCCACTCTTGCTTGATGGCTTGTAGCAACTCAATCTGAGTTGCCATATACTGACCAAGCGACATGTCCAGTACTTGGTACTGATTGAAGGAAACCCTTTCGTTGTTCTTGCCCTCTGCAGTAGAATCAATAAACGCAAAGCCCATTGCGTCCGCGTAGTACATGAACTTTTCTTCATCCCAGCCATGACGCTTAGGAATAGTGTTCATTTCAATCAGAGCAATCTTGTCTTTGTTCTTGGCAATGGTGAGCTCTAACCGGTAGTGGAATACGTTGTACAACACCTGGTAAGGCATTCCCATGGAAATGATACTGACGTTCTCTGCATGCCTGTTGGAGTAAGCCCGTCCGTTGTATGGCAGCTTGCACTTAGAGATGTTGTCTAAAGACGCACGCTGACCTGCAACAGGGTTAATGCCTACGTAGATGTCATTGTCAATCTGATACCCTTCCCACACCTCATTGATCCAATACCACTCTGTCGTTTCACCGGCCTCCCGATTGGTCTTGTACGTGTCACTTACCATGCTCATTTGCTGAACACCCATCTCATCGATGTACTCCAGCACGCCAACCTTTCTAAAGGTCTTCCATACCACATGCATGATTTCTACAAACCGGCCCTTGTCACCAAAGTCGTTTTCTACCCGTTGCAAGAAGGGTATAGAGAAAGACGTAGAGTTGTTGCGGCTGTGGTCTTCTAGCTGATCTATCTGCTCTTCAGTAAGCAGGTCATAGAACTGGTCTACAACAGCGTTGACACTCATCAATTGCCGGCGCACTACCCAATCCCCATCTTCAATAAACTCCAGGTCTGGTGACTTAGAGAAGTCAATGTCTAGAGGACTGACAATCTCATATTCCACATCATCCATACTGACGCCCTTGTAGCTGTAGACATAGCCAGAAACCAGCCAGTCAAAGAAGCCACGCATCATCTTATCCTCCAGGTCTAAGTTGTCCCTGAGGTAGTTCAGTACTTGTTGACCTACGATTGCGCGCGAATCTTGGTAGGTTGTTTTCATGTACTCTGCTACCTGCTCGGGAGTTTTAGCCTCTTGGTTAGGCTGATTGGTATTAATGCCTTTTTGGTTCAGGCTATTGATGAACATCTTCTCGAGGTTCTCAAGCACCATAGCCTTTTCCTCCTCAGCCATTTTACTGACTGCGTCATCATTTGAGACCGTCACCATATAGTTGCTTGGACGAGATGTTTTCTCTCCTAGCAAAAGGTCTACGACGGGTTTAATGATGTTGTAGTTCCGGAGCTTAGCGGGAAAGTTTCGTTGCTTTCCAGGGGTGTTGTACGGGTTAGTGACGTAGTTGTAGTCACTCTCGTTCATGTGGCCGTTGTATGCTTCATAGAACTTCAGCAGATCGTGCTTACCGTTCATATTGAAGTTGGATTCTTGAATGAATCCTTTTACAGTATCAATGCCCCATTGCTTGGTCTTCTTCCTAGATGAGACCTTTTGTTTTGGAATGTGATTTTTAGCCATTACACAAAGAGTTCACGGGAGAAAAACCCCGTTTCAATAAATTCAGATTGTTGTTCTACCGGCTTGTCATAGAGATCCATCATGAAGAACATCCCTATCAGCAGGGCTGAAGCCCGGTCAAAGTTTCCTTGGTCATTCCACTTAATCAGCTCATCGATCAGAGCGATATCGTAGATGTTGTGCAGGTTGAGCTTCCACTCTCCCTCACTGTTTTTAGAGCGCTTTTCTTTTAGCCAGTCTCTTAAGTACAATACGGCTTGGCTCTTGCGCTGTTTGGAACCCATACTCAAGCCATAGTTTCTACCTAGACTCTTTGCTTTAAACCCATTAGATCTGTCAAACAGCTCTACCTCCTCCATAAGGCGATGCAGGTTCTTGGTACGCTTGGCAAACGGTATGACCTCCCCTCGGTCATTCTCAAATCCAATGCGTGCGTTGTAGTACTCCGATAGCTGAAACAACGTGGTGTTGTAATCATCTTGAGTCTCTGGCCTGCCTACGTAGCTAGCCACAATCATGTCATCAGGCTTGCTAAACGGATTGGGACGTTTCAACACATACGCCGAACCTAAACTGCTGCCAGTGGAGGTATCATGAGCGTAGGGGTCGTGTGCAATGAAGTAGAGGTTAGAGGGGATCTGACCTTCACTGTCTCGATAAGGGCTTTGATACACGACTACGCAGCCTGTGATATCGTCTCCTTTCTGGTGCGGGAATTTAGTAATAGGGCGGGCTTTCTCTGAAGGACGAAACTTGAGCCCTCCTTCAGCAGCTACTAAGTATCCTGGTGTTCCAACACTGTCTAGTTTCTTGGATCTAACAAGGTTTCCTCTGTGCTCTACAAGAGCGGCAGTTGGGAACACATTGCTACTAGTTTGGAGAAAAGCTTCCCTAGGCTTCCAAGGGTACTCAGTGATGTGTTTATCAAAAACTCGCGCATCTTTTGACTCTGTTTTTATTCGTTCGCGCTCGTGTTCCTCGTGAAAACGAGCTTTATCGGCAAGGCTGTTGCCATCTGTATCCATGAACCCCACCTTGTTTCGAAAGGAGGGGAAAAACCATCCGCAGTGGGTACCGTCGCCACCGTCGTCCCAGATGTTATTGACCGGAAGTAGGTTGTACGGCGTAGGGTTGTAGAACATAGACTCGAAGTCAATCGTGCCGCCGTCCATATCACCACCTGTACCGAAGATGATCATCTGACCCGTTGTAATTCCACCGTCTTCTACGGTAGGTCGGGTAGCCATAAATGTGTTTTTGAGGTTAGAGAAGGCTCCAGCTTCCTCGAAGATTACCAGGGTAGCATCTTTACCACGGGCCGCGTCTGGGTTGTCTTTAAACGTAATGGCCTCTACTTCACTCTTGTATCCTTTCTCTACTCCCTGACTATTGATGTACTCCAGGTAAGAAGCTTTCTTGTGGTTCTGCTTGTCAATTTGACTGCGCCTTTTAGACCACCCCGTGTGCTCGTTTAGAAAGTCCATGTTAGCCGCAGCCATAGTCATGATGCCCTTTGGGTAGAGATACTTCTTGTCGAAAGCACACAACAAAGTGTAGCTGTTGCGAACGGTGTTGTATGTGTTGGTGGTAACAGCGGCGTTCTTGTATGAGAACCCTTTACGCCGTGCCTTAGACACAATCAAGTGGTGTCCTCCACCTAAATACTTAGGATCTACAGTAGTACTCAGCCCTAGCTTTTTAAGCTTAACGGGTGTAGTGCCGTTGCGGGCGATGTCCATGAGCCAGAAGTACTCGTAGTCACCATCCCAGAAGTGCGGAAAGGCAATGCTTTTAGTAGCACTGGTTCCTTGGATCTGCTCAGTAAGTTTAATCTGGCAGTAGTTCAGATAGAAGTAATGGTGCCCTGTAATAGACGTGCCGCCTACGGTGTATCCCTTGCGACAACGGTCTAGCTCCTCAGTCCAGTAATTGTAAAACTCCCGACTTCCTGGAGGCGCATCGGTGTACCATCCCTTTTTCAAAAACCGATTGGCTGCTTCTTGGAATAACTGAGTATTAACAAGCATCAGTCCTCAAACATTCCTTTGGTGCCTCCACCCCTAAGCTTGGACTCACCCGATTGCTCCTTCTTAACACGGTCCTCTAGCCCATTGATAACCTCAGTCATCTTAGGCAGCCGCTCTGCGAGCTCAAGCAACTTGGTCACATTCTTTACAGCAACGCCTACAGTGTCTTTTTCCTCATCGTCTGCCTCACTCAGCAACAGTTCAATCTTGCGAGTCAAAGCACCAATGGCTTTTTCTGCACTGTTCAAAGCGTGTTTAGTAGTCTGCAAGGTCTTGACTGCCGGGGTAGTCTGTAGTTCGTTGTACTTCTCTACTGCAGCCGTCATGCGCTTAGACAGCTTAAAGTCTGCCGGCATTGTCAGATCCCTTACCACACGCATGTGGCGATCTGATTCTTCGTAGAGTTGATATGGCGACTTGTAGTCATGCATATGATAGATGTAGGCGAACCACATCAAGGCGTTTTTTTTATCGCGGTTCTTGTCCTCTGCGATAAGCTCTCTAAACTCTTTAATGAGTCGTAATTCAAGGTCTACTACAACTTGAAAACCTTCAGTTCGAAATAGACTCATGCTTTTTTCTGGATAGGTATTTGCTAATAGATATGTTTAGGCGTCTAAGTCTGTATGGATTGACTTTAAAGCGACCGAAATAAGGCATGCGCACACTGTCAAACCACCCCTTTTCTATGGTGTACCGGATAAAAGCAAACTGACTTTCAATCACCTGTTCAATAGGGTTCAAATCACCGCCAAGCTCCTTCTGGATCTCTTTAGCTATCTCGTGTTTTAATTTATTCTTAGCCAATGCACACAATTGCTAATAAGATGATTGCCATCATAAACCCATTGTTTCTGTACTTCATGACCAGGACTCTATCCACACGGGCAAAACACCTGCTATACTGTGTGGTGGTATAGGATCGGGTGGTAATGGCCATATAGGATCATCATCATCTCCTCCTTGAGAATCATCAGAGTCATCATCATCTGGATACCACATCATAATGGATATCTCATCCGTTCCAATGGCTATTTCATGCTGTGGTATTAAGATGTCTTCTTCTTCAAACCTTTGAAACTGCTTGTTCAGGTAGTAAAACGCTAGGTCTAATTCATCAGGAAATCGAAAAATGACTTCAATCATGTGTGCCTTTCAGCAAAAACTCAATTGAAGAGAGATCATCCTTAGGACTTACGATTTCATTGTACCGATACATTCCAGATGCGTCCTTGTAGATGCACCCTTTATCCTTCAATGCTTTGACGTAGTTGTTTAAGACCGCTACATTCTTCATCATCAGCTTTTCAGCTACAATCTTTCGAGCCCGTTGGGTCGCGCAGATTTGGCTGTCATACTCTAGGAAAGCTGCAAGTACCTTAAGCTCTGTTGCGGTCAGTTTTAAAAGGCCGTTGATGAGCTTGAGGTAATCCTCTATATACCCTAACGCATCATTCCGAAGCGATACGCTGGCTTGTATTTTGCTCATGCCGCTTTACGTTTTCGATTTTTCGACTCAGACGCTTGCTTAGCTGCTGGCGAATCATCTTTAGCAAAAGGATGACCACTTGATTTTCTGAGCTAAAACTTTTCTTGTTGAGTTCATAGAAACGATCAATCATCATTTCAATGACCTCCTCGTTTGTTGTCCCAGGCATGTATTCGCCGTTGACCTTTTCGGTAAACGATACTTCCTGAAAGGACTCACTCTTAAAATTGAAAAGCTTGTATGCTATACCGGGTTTGGTAGACTGCATATTCCATAGATTGTTTCGTTAACGTAACGTATGGATAGCACATATACAACCGTATGCAGAATAATCGACGTGTTTACTCGTCGAAAATTTTAGAGATACTAAAATCTACTATTCCCGCAAGCTTAAGACCTTGAGTTCATCTACACCTGCCTGCTGGACTGGCGCATTGGCGAGGTAATTCAACGTACTAGCGGTACTAGCATGACCCATGACCAGCATGAGTTGATGAATATTCTTGTGTTCGTTGTAAAACAAGCATGCCGCAGTATGGCGGACAGAGTACAACGTTTGATATGGTTCAAGCTGATACTCCTTGCGGAACCGACCCCACTGCGTTTTGAAGTAATCAGGGTTAAACTCTTTGCCCATGACAAAGCCCTGATTCTGGATACCCCACCACTTTAACTCAGTAATGGTCTCTTGGTCTAAAGGCAGCGTACGGGGCTTACGGTTCTTACTGTAACGTGGAGGAATGTTTACAGTCTGGTTGTCCCAGTCAAAATACTCCCAACGTAAAAGACGGATCTCTTTGTGTGGACGTAAGAACAGCTTGTATGTCAAGTAGCAGCACAGATACAACGAGGGCCGGTGGTCCTTCAAGTGTGCGAACAGATTCCTGAGCTGCTGCTTAGTGTAGACGTGGTTACGTGTAGGACGTGGAGTGCGAACCTTTAGCTTTTCTGTGGGATTGTAGTCGATGAACTCTGCATCAACCATGCGTGCAAAGAACCCACTGAACCGCCGCTTAGCCATATGCATCGTGGTTCGTCCAGTATTAAAACGCTTTTTAATGAACCTGGTAAACTCATCCTGGGTAGGAAACGTTTCAAACTCTTTCATCATGACCTTGACGTGACGATGAATCTGTTTGACATACCAAGGATCTAGATTGGTCAGTCCTTTTAACGTCTGATCTACAGCAACCTCCCAAGCGGTACGTTGTACTGCTTTTTTCGGTTTACCAGAAAACTGTTTAGGTACCCAGCCTGTGGTGAGTTTGTCTTCTAAAGCTTTTTTAAGCCAGAAGAAGTACTTCTCCTTGTCACCGTCACTAAGGTCTTGGGGCCTAGTGATGTCCCCTATTACTCTGCCACTTACAAAAACCACAGATTTCTTGGTTTCCATATCCGTTACTCGAATTTTCCAGCGTTTTCCTCGTGAGGGTTCTGACACCTTTAGCATGGTACTTTCTGGGAACTTTTGGATATGGTGAAATACTATCTGTTCTGTAAGTTCTTAGTTTTTAATCTCTTAGTTCTTCTCTACAACAACCTTGGCAAGGTTGTGCTCTACCAACTGAGCTATTCTCGCTTGGGTCTATTTAAGTACTGTGTATCAGAGACTTAACCATGTTACTTACTGCTCCTCCGCCGCTGGCTAAAGAATGTTCCAAATTCGGAATGAATCTAAATCTGGAACTTTTTGGAACAAACCGTGGAACTTTTTCCTGCGACTCGGGCTGCAAAGATAGTGTTCACATGTTGAACATTAGTGGACAAATCAAACGGACATACGAAATATCCTTCTGTATCTTTGCTACATGCCATCCAAAGCCCTTGCACACAACGAAGTATACGGAGTAGAGCAAATCCTCGAAGAAGGTTGCAATCAGAACTCCGTACCACTGGACGCTATTACTTCTATGGAAGTAGAACAACGATCAGCCACCTCATGTATCGTTAAAGCAAAAGTGGCCTGGGGAGAACTGACCATCTTCTACGAGGAAGGTCAAATGGTAATGAGCAGCCTAGTAGACTACCGGTCTAAACTAGCTGCAGAGTTCTTGCACAAGAAGCAAGAAGTAGCACGTTGGAGACGTAAGTACAACGATGCGCATGGTATGGCTAAGCACACCTTGACCATTAACGGAAGTACCATAGAGATCCCTACTCTGAAAGAAGGGCAAGGTCCTTGGAGCTAACCACTATCGGATCTCCTGAATCCGTTTCACATACAATCTCAAGCAATTGACCTTGTCCATTTTGGATAATGCTGATTGTATATAGGGTACAGTGGAACACACTGTAGATGTCTGCATCTACCCCCACGTATTCAATGTGCATCTGCATCCTACCATTGTAGGTTGTCCTACTCCTTGAACCAAGCTATACCACATCTTATTCTGCACTGACCATGCTTGTGTATGGTATAGGCTCCCTATGCCAAATATTATTTCAAACACCTATTGCATATGTCAGAAATAACACGTAGCTTCTACTAAGCATTAGCGATTACCTTTTCTCCTTTATTTACTGAACTGGGCGCAGCCCGCGAGGAACGAAGTGACGCTGCCAAGCCTATATCTGTAAAGACGAAGCCACGTTAAACGGCTGTCTTAGATCATGATGTACTCGCGTCGATTTAAACTTGAGATCCTTAGAAGGATAGAGCTACTTGAAACACAGTACAAGACTCAAGAACAACAGGTACAAAACCTGTTACAGCTACTTAAAGAGTATCGAGACGAACTAGATCGTAGACACAACTCCTACAATAAACTTATCCTGGCAACCAGGACAGTTACAGGTGTAGGAGTGCTTTGTTTTCTTGGAGCTTACTTGATCTTTTAAAGAGTTCAGACAACTCCTTATATAGATCTGGATTTTTATGAATCAAGAAACACACTTCAATAGGTCTTTCC